AAAAATCCATTATGTGCAGCTAACGCTATAATTTCATCTGATCCTGAAGGCCATACTTTTGTTATATCTAAAGAACCAGAAGAACCTCCTGTCCAAGCTGTACCATCTAAAAGATCAGACCAGTAAACTAATGTTTTGTTTGATGTAGTATTAGCAGCAAACAATCTACCGTAGGCTGACAATACTTCATTAGCAAAAGGAGGAGTTCCAGAAGCACCTGCATGAGCAGACATTTTTTCTACTGCACTACCAGCAAATACTAAAGGTTCATGCCCAGACTGAAACATAAAGAGATGGTCATTTAAGTTTACCATCTTCCAGTTGTTTGCAGAAATAGTATAACTACCTGGGGAGACATCCGTTAAGCTAGTCGTACCACTAAAGATTTTATTATTACCAGCAGAAATTAAAACATTTGATCCTGTTGAATTAATAAATTCTTTAATGACTTCAATAGAATTACCTCCTAAAGAAGAGACATCAGCCGTTTTTATTTTGAATCCTTTTCTTGAGCCTATTCTTCCAAACTCATCAATTACACAATTTTCTGCAATAGCAGCATACGAAGGATCCATATCTATAGGAGAATCCTGAGTATTCAAACCCTTAAAAGCAGGTGCAGAAATAGTAATGTTTTGTCTTGGATTTGCCATATTAAACTGCTCTGTAAATTAACTCCTCTGGATTCTTTGCGGAATCTAAAGCGATTGCATCAGACAAATATAACTGTGCGTTAGATAACAATTCTCCTGCTGTTCTTCCTCCTGTTTCTCCTCTTTCTCTTGCAGCATACGCATACGCTAAATGAACAATAGGCATATGAGGAATAGCTGTTGTATTACTGTCTGAACTTAACGCTCCAGTTCGATTAATAATATTAAACTTTAAAGCGTATACCCCATCAGGAATGGGCCATAGTTCTATCTCTGTACTACCACTTCCATCTAACCCAATAAAAGTATAGTTAGCAGGACTAGAGGTAACAGTTCCAGTATTGTATTTATTGTTATTAAACCAAGTAGGTGTTTGATAATGTAAAAATATATTTGATGTATCGTTAATTGCATCAATAACTTTTAATTGATCTGTAGTACCAGACAAAGAATAAGTAGCATCATCAGCAGTTGTATTAAAAGAAATAGCTCCTCTTAATGCAGACCAATCCCAAGCACTCTCTACTGCTGTTTTAGCATCATTAACGATGTCTCCTATCATTGTAGAGTACGTAGTTTGAGAGACAGTCGTAACTGTGTCTTCTCTTAGTCTTCGTAAGACTTCATTAACCAAGTTTAAGTAAGTCATCAAATAAACCTTTAGTTGTTAGTTGTGAAGAATCATTACGTAAATTATTTAAAACTGTTTGTAATGGCTCAATCTTTGTTACTTTAGGAGCATACTCTGGAAATAACCCTTCAACAATACTACCACTTTGAGGGACATTAAATTGTAAAGGAGTAACATTAGGAACTCTAAAAGGTAAAGAAGCTCTCCTTTCTTGAATGTTAAATAAACTAGAAGGACTAGCAGCAATGCCTACTCCTCCACCACCTCCAATATCAATATTCTCTGGAGGAGTGTCTATTTCAGGAGTTACAATTCCTTCTTCTTCTTCTTCTTCTTCGTTTAAATCAATAGTTCCTTCTTCGGTATCAGTTTCAGTATCATCAGTAGTAGTAGTTGTTCCACCACCACCTAAATTGTCACCCCCACCTTCTCCAGTGCCATCTCCAGAACCTCCAGAACCTCCAGAACCACCTGATCCCCCTGATCCGCCAGAACCTCCTGAACCACCAGAACCTCCTGATCCCCCTGAACCACCTGATCCTCCTGATCCTCCAGATCCTCCAGATCCTCCAGAGCCTCCAGAGCCTCCAGATCCTCCAGTACCTCCTGAACCAGATGACCTAGTGCTGTCATCAGGGAAAGCATCGGAATTATCTCCTACACCATCTCCGTCCCTGTCTGAAGATTCATTAGGGTCATTAGGGAAAGCATCGGAATTATCTCCTACACCATCTTTATCACTATCTTCCCATTCAGTTGGATCATTAGGGAAAGCATCTTCACTATCAATATAACCATCACCATCTTTATCAAAATTTTCTGCATCATCAGCGCCACCAATGCCAGAAAATTTACTACGGGCTTCATCTATAATTGTTCCAACTATTTCATTTTGTATCCAAGGATGTTTTTTTGCTAATAAGTCTTTTATTCTCTGATTATCAAAAATAATTCCAGCAACAGTTAAAAATACATTTCCGTTTTTATCTGTTTCTCGCTTAAATATAGACGCAGGTACTTTTTCTTCTTCTCCAATACCTAAAACTTTTTGAATTTCATCTAAAAGATCTTGAGGAACCGAAGCTAAGTCTTCAAAAACTTCTGTTATTGTATTCTCTGCTGACCTAATAACATTAACGTATTTTCCGTTTTTCTTTACTGGTATTTCTAAAGGGTCAAGTCCACCAAGAAGCGGTATTCCTATTACAATAGATATATCGTCTCTGCCTTCCTCGTTATCAATTTTAACTGCAATTCCTCCACCAGCTACTTGTTTTCTGATAATATCTTTTTTTAGTTCTTTGTTAAGGTTTCTTAAAGAATCATCAAGTATATCAATAAGCCCCTTCTCTTTAACGGCTGTATAAGAATCTAAAATTTCTTTAGAAGCTACGTCATCAACACCAGCATCGTCTAAATAAACTCTTAATGCATTTTCAAAACCTCTTACAGCAAAATCAACTTGTCTAAGAGTTTCATTGTCTAATACAGGAACTTGAGGTTCTAAACCAGTTTGATCTAAATTTACTTCTTCTTCTTGTTGTTCTTCATTTTCTAAGTTTTTTAAAGCTTCTTGTTCTGCTTTCTTAGCAGCTTTAACAGATTCCCATATACTTAAAATATCATCTTCAGTAAGGGGACTATTAAAAAAGTCTCTGTCTACAGCCTTAAGAACTCTACTTCTTTGGGTATTAGGAGAACCTTCTAAAAAAAGGTCTATGCTTGTTAAAAGATAATCAAATACTGAATTACCAAAATCTGTTATAAAATTAACTATACTCACTTTTTAACCCTCTACACTATTACAGCAGCTAAAACAGTGATCGTACAAGTAACTGCTGTACCGACAAATAACCAAGCTAGTTTCTCCCATCTTTGTGCATGAGTCTCTGTTACTTTTTTAACTTCTCTTAGTTCAACAATAGCTTCAGCCCAACGCTCACCACATTCTTTTTCATGTAAAGCAATACGCTCTAAAGCTTCTAAAGCTATCTCAGCAGTTGTTCCCATACTCATTTTCTGCGCCATATTCTAACTCCATAGATAGCACAAAAGATTACTAAGATAAGCCACTGATACCAGTCAGGTGTTTGAGACAAAGCATTAAAGCCATCCTCAACATACACAACTGTCTGGGGAACAAAGCACAACCAAAGCGGTATTAATAACGTAACTAAAACGGCTTCATCTTTCCAACCAGAGTTTTTTATTTGCTCTAGTTCCCAGCTATTGTCCATCTCTTGCCCTTTAGCAAGCATATCCATTTTAGTTTTATGTCTTAGTTCTTCTACTTCTAACTTACGAACTTTCTCTACATGTTTTCTTTTTGATCTGTTATCAACTGCATCAACTACTTTACCGCCTAGATTTCCTAAAATGTTTCCAATTAAAGACATTTAAAATATTAATCCTTTTCTTTTTCATCAATTACTTTTGCTGCTTTAATTGTTTCTGGTAACTCTGGGTACAACTCTCCAGTTTTAGGATTTATGTAAGGAGTATTAGTTTTAGAATTAATGTAAAGCTCTCCAGTTTCAGGCTCTATCCCACCATCAGCAACAACTAAAGTTGGAGTGTTATAAGTTTCTTTAGGGGGAACTATCCAAAACTCAGCAGAACTTACTGTTTGCCAAACTAATTGAAACCAAGCTTTTATTTTTTTAATAACTCTTTGTGCATACATTGAATAGATACCTTTAAACAGAATAATTAACAGTTTATTTGTGTTGGTCTTTTCGTTAGCTTCCTAGAGTTGGCTTGGTGTCAGGAAAATCACTAGTGCTGGGCCAGTCCCGAAGCTCAGTTCGATACGTTTTATACGCATCCAATTGTGGATGATCTGTCAAAGGCAAAATATAATCTGTACGCGCTAACTCTCGATTTCTCCAGAATCTAGCAGCCTCCGCTTTTGTGTTGTCCGCTTGTGGATCAACCCACATTTCATAATTTGAATAATTTGTTTTTACAAAATCCTCATCAGCAACAATAAAATTTATTTGGTTGCCGCCAGCAT